ACCTAATTAAGGCTAGTTTTTGCGTTACACATTAGCGCTGAGTTTTACTTTAAAACTCGAAATTTGTACTCAAAGAAAAGTCGTGAACTTGAAATGTTTTCGAACCACGCTATTTACATTATGAATCCAATCATAAGTGAACCGAAATCTGCGGAAAGTAGGGAATCCGGTGTCAATGCCGTTTCATTTGACATTTCTCTTGTACATTGTGAGTCTATTAGCTCACTCTCAATGCAAGATTCTTTCTCTGGAAATTCAGAATCAGAGAACGCATACCACGCGAAAGAGGATAACGTTGAACAACCTATTGATAACATTAATGTATCTGTAGAAGAAAATGTAAATTCAAATAGTTATAAACTTTGGAAACAAGGTTTTGATATTGAATTTGAAGAAGCACTTAAGGTCGGTAATAAAAATTACAGTCCGCAAGTGTTTAAAGAAGTATCAGGATCCGTAGCGGATTTGTTGGAAAAGATGGAAAGAGTTAAGTCCATCCCTATCCCCAAGGAATTTTATTACCAAGTTGAGGGAGGATGTATTTTAGCAACTAGCTTATTGACTGCCACTAATGTGGCATCAGCTGTGTGTGCTATTATGTCTTACGCTCGTGCTGCAACTAATGAATCAGTAGCATCACAAGTAAAGAAAATTTTGGTAGAGAATTCTTGGAGTTGTCAAGCAGGCGAAAGTGTTGACTGGCTTGATTTGTTGCGCGCAGCGCGCACGAATTGGAAGCTGGTCATTGATAACCAGCATTTTACAAACTTACAAAATATATTATCTATTGTAGTAGGTTTAGGAATGTGTAATTCCTCTCAAGTTGATTTTTCAATTGGTGGAGTGAAATTGTTTTCACAACATGCTAAGGCTAGACAAACAAGTGCCTTAGATCTTGTTGACGCAATTTTGACTACTGTTGTATCATTTGTTGAAGGAGGAATTGAGTGTTTTCGGACAGGATCCATAAAACCTATGTTATATGGTGATCTTGAAATGAATACTCTGGAACAGCAAGCTATTCGTTGTGAACGATTGTATCAGTATGCAAAAACTGGAAATTTAGCCGATGCCGAAGAAGGCATGACTGATAACGAGTTTATACAGTTACAAGAACGAACGATTGAGAAACTTGCTGAGATGAAGCGATCTCAAAAAGGAGGTATAGCAGAAAAGATGTTAGCTGCTAAGCTGGAGAAACTCCGTAAGGAGAAGACAGAATTCGATCGTATCCGCACTAAAGGCGGATTAAGAATTGCACCATGGTCCGGATTAATTTTCGGAGCATCTGGTGTTGGAAAATCGAGTGTTGCCAATATTATGATGGTTTGTTCTTTATTACAGAATGGCTTTCCTGCAGAGGATGAGTATATCTGTACTAATAACGAATATGATAAATATGATTCTACGCTAAAATCTTATGTCACAGGTATATTTTTTGATGATATGTGTAACACTAAAACTGAATTGGTTGATGGTGCTCCATGTTCTCGATTAATTGAAGTGATTAATAATATTAGAGCGTATGGTAATATGGCTGAGGCTGAATTGAAAGGCAAAGTAACCAAAGAACCAAAAGTTGTTATTACAACTTCGAATGTGAAAGGGTTATGTTCTGTGGAACAGTCCAATGAACCACTGTCTATTGAAAGAAGAAATCAATATATTATGACAGTGCGTGTCAAGAAGGAATTTGCTTCAAATGGTATGTTAGATTCTTCTAAAGTGAAAGAGTTTTACAGTGATTGGACTGAGGAACGTGCAGATGGTACTATCCATTTGGGTATTCCTGTTATTCCAGATTTGTGGGATCTTACTTTAGAAAAAGCTGTAGGTGTTAAGAATCCTACGTCAGGTCGTCCTGACTTAGTAACTTATCAAGCTATTGAATTTCGAGGTAAGCCTATGATTGATGTTAGCATTTTTACTGCTTTGAAGTGGAATCATGAGTCTTCTCATGAATATTTTGATAACCAGAAATTATTAGTAGCTAATCAGTCTAATATGTCATCCAAATTCTGTATTTGTAAGGATTGTGGATTGCCTGGTATGTGTTGTGATTGTATCGAAGAGCATCCGTTGGATGAACAGTTTGGTAGTGGTTTAATTTCCACTTTTGCTGTTAATGCTTGGTGTGCTCGGAAGAAAAAGGCAATAACATTTTGGGAACGTTTCGAAGAGAGAATTGAAGCTAGATTGTTAAATCAAATGCAATCAAGATTAGAATTTTTAGAAATGCATCCCTATGCTCAATGGACGAATTGGTTACCCGATTCTTGGTTGACAGATGAAGATGTTATGAATGCTATTTTATGGACTCGTAGTGATGAAATTGCAGCTGCCATTAGAACGCGATATGTTCTATTTGGAAGTATGCTGTTTTATGGACTATCATGTTTTATATTTACGTCAGGATTATATAGATATGCATCTGTATTTCTGATATTGTATTGTCTTTTTAAGATAGCACAAGTTGTTGAGACGGAAAAAGCGCGCTTATATGCGCGTATACGAGAAGATAATGGTAGCATGAGTGCTACCTTCAAGGAAGTTCGCGG